CGACAAGTCCAAGATGAAATGCAATAAGCCCAGGCGTCAGGTGTCTGGCGGCAAGAAGTTTGTTGTAAAGGCATGTGACAAGGGAAAAGAAAAGATCGTCAGATTCGGGGACGCTAATATGACCATTAAGAAGTCAAACCCTGAACGCCGTAAGTCTTTCCGTGCGCGGCACGGTTGTGACAAGGGAACATTGGATAAACTAAAGGCCAGATACTGGTCGTGCAAAATGTGGTAGGACCATGAAACTTAATTCTCAGGATATCTTTAGCACAATTATTGTTTTGCTTTTAGGGTGGGGAGCGTTCCAGTTGTATGGCATGAACGCCAATGTGGCTGTTATCACTTATAAAGTTGATGAGAATTACAACATGATCAAGCCTATGTGGCAGGATTTTTTAGTGCGGAGTGCGAAGTACAATGAGCATAAGTCGAACGTCTATGACCCAACAAATATCCAAGCCTCCGCAGGAGAGAACTAATGGCAGCAAAGAAGAAAAAACTCGACGCCTGCGCCAAGAAGGTCAAAAGCCGTTACAAGGTGTGGCCCAGCGCGTACGCAAGCGGAGCGGTAGCAAAGTGTCGCAAAGTGGGAGCCGACAACTGGGGCGAATCTTCTAAGAAGCGCAAACGCCCTGTTAAGAAGAAGTTAAAGAGCGGTGGGATCATAGCCTTTGGTTGCGGTTCTGTCGAAGAGGGTCGTCGTAAAGAGACGAATCTATACTGATGGCAAAGAAAAAGAACTCATTACGTGAATGGTTCTCCCAGAATGACGGGAAGGGTTGGGTCGATTGTAAGACTGGCAAGCCTTGTGGTCGTCAGAAGGGTGAGAAGCGTAAGAGTTATCCGGCCTGTCGCCCTACTATGGCACAGTGTACATCTGCGGCGAAGAAGAAAAAATCTTCTAAGCGGATTAACTGGAAGGCCAAGGGTGGATTGGTCAGAGTGTTTTGAGAAGTAACAGGAGTATGTTATGAAAGATCTAAGCGGAGACGGAAAAATCACAAAGAAAGACGTTCTGATTGGGCGTGGGGTGATTGAAAAGAAAAAAGGTGGTATGGTTGGCTACATGGGCGGCGGTATGATTAAAAAAGGTTATAAGTACGGCGGCAAAGTCAAAGGGTACAACGCTGGCGGATGTGTAATGGCAGGACGCGGCGGATCGTTTAAAGGCGAATCATAATGACAACTTCAGGTTCAAGAGACTTTAACTTAGACGTAGGTGAGATCATCGAGGAAGCGTACGAACGCTGTGGCCTCGAAGTTCGCACGGGCTACGATGCTCGAACAGCGCGTCGGTCATTGAACCTGATGTTCGCGGACTGGGCAAACCGTGGCCTAAACCTTTGGACTGTTAAGCAGGGAACAATCACCCTGACGGCGGGTCAAGCACAGGAAACGCTGACCGATGATGTTGTGGATCTGTTGGAAGTTACACTGCGTCGTGACGGTACAGACTATGAGGTCGAGCGGATCAGCCGTGGCGAATACGCTACGTTACCGAACAAAACCACGCAGGGTCGCCCAAGTCAGTACTACTTTGATCGTCAGATCGATCCGGTGATTAATCTTTGGACGGTGCCAGAGAACTCCACGGATCAGTTGATCTACTATTACGTTCGGAGGATCGAGGATGCTGATGCTTTGGTTAATACTACTGATATGCCTTTTCGTTTCTATCCTTGTATGGTGGCGGGGCTAGCGTACTACATGGCGATGAAACGTGCGCCAGAGCGGGTGCAGCTTTTGAAGTCTGTGTATGAGGAAGAGTTCCAACGTGCAGCGGACGAGGACGAAGGTCGTACACCGTTGAAGTTGCAGCCTAGCTTGAGTTATTTGAGGGTCTAATGGCATACGCTAGCGGAAAAAATGCTTGGGGTATATCGGATCGGTCAGGTCGCCGTTACCGTCTTCGTGAGATGAAGGTGGAGTGGACGGGTGCCAAGGTTGGTCCTGATGAATATGAGCCAAAGCATCCACAGTTATTTCCGCCCAAGGCGTATCCGGATCCTCAAGCGTTGCGTAACCCGCGTCCAGAGTCAGACTTACCGGAGCAGCGTTCTATCCAGCATGGGTTTAATCCTGTTGGGTTCCAAGACATTCCAGGCGTTACGCCTGCTAACAATCTAGCACCTGTTGGTCAGGTAGGCACAGTTACAGTGGTGACATCATGAGTTATACATACGGACAATTAAAACAGGCTGTGCAGGATTATACGGAAAACGATGAAACGTCTTTCGTAAACAACATCCCGTCGTTTATCCGCATGGCGGAAGAGCGGATTCTGAAGAATGTGCAGCTTAGTTTGTTCCGCAAAAATGCGACTACAAATGTGGTTGCATCTAAAAAATACTTGCCATGTCCTTCAGACTTCTTGGCTCCGTTCTCGTTGAGCTACACAAAGACAAATGGCGACAAAGAGTTTGTCGAGTTTAAGGATGTCAGCTTCTTGCAGACATATACACCAGATGCCACCACTACGGGTGAGCCACGGTATTATGCTGTGTTCGATGTGGATAACTTTATTCTAGCACCAACGCCTGACACTACTTACGAAGTAGAGCTTCATTATTTCTACCGTCCACAAAGTTTGACTGCGTTGTCGGATAGCGGCACAACTTGGTTAAGTGAGAACGCAGAGATGGCCCTTCTTTACGGATCGCTTATAGAAGCGTATGTTTACATGAAGGGCGAACAGGATGTTATGGGGATGTATGCTGGTCGGTTCCAAGAAGCGGTCACTGGTGTTAAGATGCTAGGTGAAGCAAAAGAAACAACTGACCAGTACCGCACTGGTATGGTAATAAGGACTAAACAGTAATGTTTGAGTTTAAGTTAGACGTAGAGAAAGATACTCCGGTAGTGGGGGTTAGAACCACAGAGAATCGCGGGTTCACTCCTGAAGAACTAGCGGAGCAATGCGTCGAGAAAGTAATTTCGGTCTCCGATAATGCCCATCCAGGTATTAGGGACCAAGCCCGTGCTTTTTCTAAGCACATCGAAAAGCTGATTGCATATTATATGCGACAGGCTATTCGCAGCGACCGCACAACTGTGTATAATGCACTTAATGATGCGGGACATCCCGAACTGGCTGAACTCATAAGGAGACTATAACCATGGCCTTTACTGGAAACTTCATGTGTACATCATTCAAAGTTGAATTGATGCAAGCACAACACAACTTTACAAACTCAACAGGACATACCTTTAAACTTGCTCTGTATGACAACAATGCTTCATTTGATGCATCTACAACAGATTACACAACTTCTAACGAAGTTGCGGCGTCTGGTTCGTATGCAGCGGGTGGTGGCACGTTGACAAACGTAACTCCGACATCATCGTCTACGACAGCGTTCACAGACTTTGATGACATTACGTTTACGTCTGCAACAATTACTGCTCGTGGTGCGTTGATCTACAACACAACTACTGGCGGTGGCTCAGGCACAACTGATACGGTTGTTGTTCTGGATTTTGGTTCAGATAAAACATCTACATCAGGGGACTTCCAGATCGTATTCCCAACGGCTGACGCATCAAACGCTATTATCCGTATCGCCTAAGATAGGATAAGCCCATGTCGGATGTCACAGTAATCTTTGAAGGCTGGGGCCGAGGCACTTGGAGTAGCGGTGGTTTTGGCGCGGCTAACTCCGTTCCTTCTGCATCAGGGGAAGTCGGCTCAGTTACTGTGGTTGAAGGCCAAGGTGCCACGGCTCAAGTAGCGGGATACTGGGGTGGAGGACCTTGGGGTCAGGGCGTTTGGGGAACTTCGGTCTCTCCAGGACTTACGACCAGCGTTGGTTCAGTAAACGTAGTTGTAAAATACGCGTTTACAGGTGTTGAGGCGTCCACTGCGGTAGGCTCGGTTTCTATTGAAGCAGGCGCGGATGTCCCTGCAACGGGTATTACCGCTACTGGTGGTGTGGGTTCGGTTACTGTATCCGAAGGACAAGGTACGACTGTTGTCTTTGGTGGTTGGGGCCGAGGCACTTGGGGCGAAGGTCCGTGGAGTGAAAGCCTTGGTCTTGAAGCCACGGGTGAGGTTGGTCAGGTTGATCACTCTGGTGGTGCGGTTGTTCCAACAACGGGTATCGAAGCCACAACAAATGTAGGCTCGGTCACTGTAACAGGTGGTACGGGTATTGATGTTCCGGTCACTGCACCTGAGATAGCAAGTGCGGTTGGACAGATTACAATGACGGGTGATGCCAATGTCTATCCAGACGGTATCGCTCCTGTAGGAGAAGTCGGCACAGTTGAAGCCAAGGGTATCGCACGGATATTCTTGGAAGGGCTGTCCGCGACAGGCGAAGTTACAGTGCCTGCGGTAGAGGGTGACGCGAATGTTAACGTCACTGGAGTAGAGGCTAGCGGACAAGTAGGTTCTGTGCTAGTTTGGGATAGAATTGATCCAGACGCGACCGTTGTTTGGACTGAGATAGCAGCTTAGAGGAAACGATATGGCTACTTATACAACAAACGGCGGTATTAAAAAGATCGCCACAGGTGACGAATCCGGTACATGGGGTACGTCTACCAACCTTAACTTCGACATCATCGACCGCATTACAAACGGCGTTGGTACAATCACACTTTCTGGTACAACGCACACGTTGACGACTACGGACGGTACGCTGTCTGATGGTATGTTCCGTGTTCTTGTGTTGAGCGGATCTCCTTCTGGAACGAACACAATCACAGTTGCGCCGAATGACGCGCAGAAACTGTACATTGTAAAGAACGGCTCTGGTCAGGACGCAGTATTCTCGCAAGGCTCTGGTGCCAATGTCACAGTTGCGAACGGCAACTCAGCGGTTATCTATTGCGATGGCGCGGGTGCAGGGGCAGCGGTTACTGACATTTCATCTGACTTCGGTGCGTTATCGGCTTCGAACAACTTGTCTGATTTGGCGAGTGCAGCGACAGCGTTGACGAACCTTGGTGTGACGGCGACAGCGGCTGAGTTGAACTACAACGACATTACGACGTTGGGTACAGTTGAGGCGTCGAAGACGGTTACTGCGGATTCAAGTGGGAATGTTAGGTTTCCTGATAACGAAGAGCTACAGCTTGGGACAGGAGGCGATCTTAAACTGCTTCATACGGGTTCAGACAGTATTATCAGAGATGCTGGTTCAGGTGATTTGTATATACAGGCATCAAGCAATATTAGGTTCACAACGCCAGGTGGCGGAGAAACTTTCGCTCAGTTTACTGAGAACGGTGCGGTCGCACTTATGTATGACGACACAAACGTGATGCAAACTACGTCAACAGGCATCAACGTAACAGGCACAGCGGTCACTGACGGCGTTACTGTAGACGGCACCTTGGACATTGAGGAAGTGTACGAGAAGGTAGATACGGGTACATCCACAACAGGTACGCTAACCTTTAACACTCTAAGCCAAGGCGTAATGTACTTGACGGCTAACCAATCAGCCAACCGTACGATCAACTTCAGCAATGTGAATGCCAATCTTGGTATTGGTCAGTCGGTTACTTGTTCTATCCTGTCTACCCAAGGCAGCACCGCTTACTACTTCAACGCTTATCAAGTTGATGGTTCGACGGTCACGCCTAAGTGGTCAGGTGGTACTGCGCCGAGTGCAGGTAACGCATCAAGTATCGACGTATATACGTTCACGATTATTAAAACAGCGGACGCGACGTTCACGGTTCTAGCTAGCCAGACGCAGTTTGCATAATTAACGGGGTAAACAGATGACCGATTATATCAAAAAGAACGGTGTAATTCGCCAGAAAGAGATTTTGTTTGCCCCAATGCTTGCTACTTTTGGTGGTGGTTCCGCGCGAGGATTTAATCCTGGTGGTGGTACGAGCGGCCCAACGACGGAGGGCGGTACAATAACGGAAATTACTGATGGCGGGACAACCTATCGTGTGCACACGTTTACATCCAGTGGTAATTTTGTTGTATCTGGTGCCGCAGGAGAAACTCTGCACTATCTTGTAATTGGCGGCGGAGGCGGCGGAGCCGCAGTTGGAAATACGAATGGGTGGTGTTCTGG